ATCGTAGACATACAAATATAAAGATTGCTTGCTCAGACAGTACGCTAGTGGCTTACTTCAGTAGACGATACAGCAAGCATAGACCAATTTTAGATATGTCAACAGAGTCAATAGGGTCAATAGGGTAAAGAGGCATATGTCATGGTGGGTAGAGGTTTCTGTTTTCTAAATCTTTGAACTTTTCTATATAATTATAGGGGGGGGTATAGGATTCCTAGCAGTATGTAATCGTTTGTGTGGAACATCATGTATACGCGTGTCCATGCGACGAGCGAGCAAGGGGGGGATGGGGGTGGGTGGGGTGTCGCGTTCCGTCTGAATTCGGAAGGCCCACCCCTGAGCCGCTGCACTGACTGCGATGCGGGGCGCAGAAGTGCAATTGAACTTATCCCAACAGGCGATCCAGCTTGGCTTGCAGTTCAGCCTTGATGCTTTCCGCGTCACGCTCTGTCTTGTCTTCCGTCTCCACCTTGTCCGTGAACAGCGCCACGCTCTTCCCAAGCAGTTCCAGTGCGCGGACCCTCGCCCCATCAGAATTGTCAGGGTTCAGTGCCTCATCTGTTAGCTGTTTCAAAACAAAGTCACCTCTTGAGAGGCTCTGCATGCGCCGCTGCTGCTCTCTTTCAGCATTTAGCTGCTCTAATCTCATGGACACCTTGGGGTTCTGGACCAACAGGCAAGCCTCATTGTGTATGCTTGCATTACTCATGTTTGCTGCATCATACGACTTCCGATACGCATCACTAAAGTTTGCCCCCTCAAAGATGGCCTGAGCGAAGGCTTCCTGTTTGTCTGTAAGCCCTCTGGTATTGGTGGCACTTTTCTTCCTAGTGCCTGTACTCTTCTTACCTGTATTACTCACTACTGTGAGCTTTGGCTTGTCCTTGTGTTTCATCTGGTCCTCGACGCTGCGCTTGGCTTTCGGGGTTTTCGGTCCAGCGAATCACCCCTGATTTGGCACTGTGATCTGGTCCAAGCGATCCCCAGAAAAGTGCAATTGAACTAATTTGCAGCATACACCCCCAAACTTTTTTTGTCATGTTTTATTGGTGTTTCTGTGTCACACTGGTAATATCAGGTAACATAGGGGTTGACAGGGTAACATCAGGTCATTAGGTAAAGGGGTGTCGGACGGGCCGACGCGGCCTCTTTTGCCCCCTCGCCCTAACCCCGACAAGGTCCTTGGGACCGCGCCGCCACCTCTCAGCGGACAAGACATAAAGCCCCGCACGGGCAGTAGAGAGAGCTTCGGTCCTAGCGGACGGATGATCGGGCAACACGCCGACAATCATCTTTCCCCATGAAGATCGGGCTTCCCACCAAACGGGGCGCACCATTGATGCACAGTATCGGAACTAGATCCGCTGGAACAGCATCCCCTTCCACAAGGGATGTCCTTTCAGATTTGCCACGGCGACAGGTAGAGAACGCAAAGATGGTTGGAGTGAGACAATACGAGAGCGGCAGCTACGGTTGCCGTTGTCATGGTTTCATTCAGAGGAGTTTCCAATGATCCACTTGAAAAACGCCGCCGCTGCTTATCGCATGCATACACGCTGCAAGTCTGAAGGCCGCGATTACGAAGCTGAGAGCTACTACCAGATGGCTCAAAACTTTGCCGCAAAGCATGCCGCTCAGATCGGCAGCAACCGCTTGAATGTCATGTGGGACGTAATGGACCACATGATCGAAAACCCCAGCAATTCTTAATCGGAGGCTATTATGGCAGAACTACGTTCTAAAATTCAACAAATCACGCCCTTTGGCGTGTCAGTCCTGATCACCTTGGTTGGTGACGGTGGGGAATCTCAGTTGTTGATCCGCGCCAGCACCAACACTGCGCATCAGTGGGTGTACCAGTACAATAACTGTGCTGGTGATATCTGGATCTACAAGACCGATGAGTTCCTTCACAACGAGAACGCTTTCGGTGAATTCGATCCTGATGACATCATGCACGTCAGCATGGTTGCTGGTCAGGTTGCCAGCCTTGGCAAGCACTATCCCCCATCCCAAGCAGCATGACCCCAAGTTTGCAGCCCCACGGGGCTGCGATGTTGGTATCATGAAGAGGAGAAAATCATGAAATATCATGTTATGAAAAAGCGCATGTCACCCCATGTCCGTGCGATGCTCAACGCCCCACAGGGTAGCTGGGACGATCACCCACAATCACGGGCGTATGCTGACCTGCAATGCTTGTTCAGCCGTGACGCCAAAGCCCTTGAGCTTCCAGCCCTGTATGGCCTGATACACAGGGTCTATGGACACAAGACCTCTTATGAGATCGAACTGGACGCAGGTGACAATGGCGCTGAACAAATCAAAGAAAATCTTGAGAAGATTTTTGTGTTCGAGAACGCGCCCTACCCTACTGAGCTAAATCAGATTGCTTGTCGCCACGGTGGCGGTAGCAGCCTGTCCGTGGGTGATTTGATCTTTGTCGATGCGCCTAAGCCCATGATCTTCATGTGCGCCTCTGTTGGCTACGTTCAGTTGTCCAGCAAGTTTGTGGACGCTTTCAAAGACATGGGGCCTTCAATCATTGTTGATGAGGAATGCATCAACGATGCTTGGCTGGGCCATGCAGCATGACCCCAAACAGTGCAGCCTACGGGCTGCATCTTTGGCTTCATGCCTATCTCGAAACCAGTCAGCCAGAAAAGGATGAACAGATGACTGCTTCAAAAAACTTTACCGTATCCGATGCCTCAATCAATGTTGTCTTCAAGGCTGAGGCAGCAATTGCTGACCTCAAGGGCCAGAACCGCGACAACAACGAGGCTGCTAACGCCCAGAAGATGGGGGCCTACGGCGAGGTAATCGCCACCATCGCCCACGTCAAACTGGTCAAGGGCAACCTGCCCCGCGCTGTTTCCAAGACGCTCCGCACTGCGCTGCTTGAAGAGGCTGGCCTCAAAGAGGCTACCGTCAAGCGGTACGTCGAAAACTCTGTCGGTGCCGTGCGTCTGATCACTGACCAGATCGGTGACATCCCCAGCCAATACACCGCTGACGCCATTGTGCGTGACCTCGCTGCGATGGATATCGATAGCGAGAACAAGCTTGCAAAAGCGGTCAAGGGCGAGAGCGACAAGTCAAAAGCTCAACGCTTGGCTGAACAGGTTGTCGGCAAGTTCTCTACCAAGAAGGATGAGAACGGCAAGCAAGTGCAGGGCGATGTCTTCAAGGATGGCCTTGATGACGATGAGCTTGACGAATTCCAAAACGTCATGCGGGAGTTGATGGCTGCGCGGAAAGCGTACCGTGACACTGCCGCTGCCAAGGCCGCTGAGGCTGAGGCGGCTAACGAGAACGACACTGTCGATGCTGCCGTTGTGGCGATGCTCGACGAGCTTGGTATTGCGTCATGAACAAACGCCAACGCTTCCTGTTGATCCTAGAGGCTTTTGTCTCTGGGGTCGCCTTCACGGCCTTCACCGTTGGCCTGTTTCTTTTCATGTTCGCATGGTGAGTTTTGGTTGGTAGCCCCTCGCGGGGCTGCTGCGCAAAGTTCATTTGAACTTTTTATGGAGTGCAAAATGTACATCAAGATTGATCAAATCACCGCACGGGGAAAAGTCTACGAGCGGTACGAGTTCCAGTCTTTCGAAGACTTGGAAGAATATTTCGTCACTGAGATCCTTGGTCGGACAGACATACGGTCCAAGGTGATCGGTAAAGTTTTGATATGGGGAAAGGAAGAAAAGTGACCAAATATACATATCACATTGATGCGGGTCATGGCTGGCTGGAAGTGCCGCTACGTGACCTGCAGAACGCAGGGCTTCAACTGTGTGAGGTCAGCAAGTTCAGTTACGGTCAGGTGACTGACAAGTTTGTACCGACACTGTACCTCGAAGAGGACTGCGACATGGCCCTCTTCCTCAATGCCTTACAGGCAAAGGGTGAAGAGTTTGAGTTGGTCGAAAAGCATCACGATGGTGATGCGTTCATCCGTAATCTTGGGAGAATATGGTAATGGAAGAAGAAGAAATTCTTTTGAAGCTTGGCGAAATGCGCCAGTGGAACAGCTTCGCAATGTCCCTGCTTGTGCAGTACACAAACAAGGGCAACCTGTCTGAGCGCCAGTGGGATGCGGCAGAGAACATGATCAGCAAGGTTCAGCGCAGAACTGAGCGCCGCGAGGAACTGACCCGCGATGTTGACGTGTCACGCATCAAGACGCTGCTTGAAACAGCCAAGGTCAAGAAGCCAGTCTTTCGCGCAGCGGAGCTTGCCTTCTCTCTCGCACCCATGCAGGGCCGCAACGGTGGTGCCGTGTACGTGAAGCGTGGGCCTGACTACCAAGGCAAGATCATGCAGGGCAAGTTCATGCCTGTAAGCACATGCCACGGCGATACAGCGGACGCTGTAGTGCGGGTAGCATCTGACCCAAGGGGTGAGGCAGTCCAGCATGGTAAGGTCACTGGACGGTGTTCCTGTTGCGGACGCGAGCTTACGGATCCTGTCTCCATTGAGATGGGCATAGGCCCCGTGTGCGCCAGCAACTGGGGGCTGTAATGATTGCGTTCTTTACGATCCTCTTCATCGATTATGAGATGCCAGAATTCGGCGCAGCGCCTATGATGAGCATCGTTTATGCAAGTGCAGAGCATTGCCAGCAAGCTATGGATCGGGGTCTTGCTGACCCCATCTATGACCACCTGAGAGGTCTTTATGGCGATGACATCATGATGTTCTGCTACGAGACAGATACCGTTTCATCATACATCAGGCCCAGAGCGAGGCCAGAAAGGATTGTCAGTGGATGACTACATTGAGCGATACCGCCAGCGTATCGCCAGCCTTTACGAAGACGATACCATCGACGAGCTAAAGGACAAGCTGGCTGCAGCGCGTGAGCAATACGAGGCTGCAGTCAGAAGATATCAGAGGCACTATCTGCGCTCTGAGAAAGTGCTAATCGAAAACGCATCAGTGCGTATCGAAAATCTTAAATCTGTGATCGAACAAAGAGAGAGTGGAGATTGATCATGAAACTATCACAAGCAACTGCGATTACTGAGGCGGCAATTGACTTTGCACTCAGTTTGAAAAATGGACGCGATGCTCAGTACGTTGTGCCGTACTGGGTATCTGGTGCGGGTATCGGTAAGACAACTGCCGTGAAAGACATTGCAGCCCGTCGAAAAATTCCCTGCCATATTCTGTCGCTCGCCCAGTACGATGCGGGTGAGCTTGGCGGGTGGCCTGTTCCAGCCAAGGATGGCGATACGATGGTGCGTATGCGGCCTGACTGGATGCCGACAGAAGGTCCATGTATTTTGTTTGTTGACGAGCTTCCACAAGCTCCGACTGCGAACATGAACATTGCCGCACAACTGTTCAACGAGCGGCGCATTGGGCCACATTATCTGCCTGATGAGTGTGTGCTTGTTGCCGCAGGTAACCGCATGTCTGATCGTGCTGGAACCAACAACATGCCATCCCATCTCAAGGACAGACTGATGTTCTTGGAGATCGAAGCGGATCTTGAGGACACGATTGCTTATTACTACAGCAAGCGTATTGACGAGCGCGTCTGCGCTTTCTTGCGCTTTCGTCCTGAGTTCTTGCACAAGTTTGATCGTGATGCGGATGCATGCCCATCGCCCCGCTCATGGGAACGCGTTGGAACGATCATGTCATGGGGTCTTGACCCGCTCAATCAACTTGAGGCCATTGCAGGTCAGGTTGGTCGTGCTGCGACTGCCGACTTCACGGGCTTTCTCAAGATGTATAGCAGTGTGCCAGACATTGATGAGCTTATCGCCCAACCAATGGCGGCTGACGTACCGTCTGACCCCGCTGTTCTTTACGCGATCTGCGCAGCCGTTGCATCCCGCGTGAACGAAAAGAACGTGGGCAATGTGATCAAGTACCTCAATCGTTTGCCGCAACAAGAGTTCTCTGCTTTTGTGATTAAAGATGCGATGAGCCGCAACAAAGATCTCAAGCAGTCTCAAGCGATCCGCGATTGGATCATGCAAACGGGATCAAAACTGGTCCTTTAAAATCAGCAGCTTACGCGGATAGTTGATGGCCTTCAACTATCCCAAGCAAAAAAGTTCAATAGAACTAAAACCTTGGGTACGTTTGCTACCCAAAAAAAGAAAGTGGAGTGTGGTATGGACGCACAAATGAAAGTATCCCGTGCAGTTACGCGCCTTGTAGTGAAGCACCCGTTCTTCGGGTCGCTTGCGCTATCCCTGCGTGTCGCACCAGACACGACCATCCCGACCATGTGTACGGATGGCAAGTCTATCTTGTGGTCACCAGATTTTGTTGATGGCATGGATCAAGAAGAAACCGTGGGCGTCATGGCTCATGAGGTGATGCATGTTACGATGAAGCACAACCTTCGCCGTGGAGATCGTGATCCAGAACTCTGGAACATCGCATGTGACTTTGCGATCAATGAAATCCTCATTGAGGCTGGATTTATCTTGCCGAAAGGTGGCCTGTACGACGAACAGTATAAGGGTCTTATGGCTGAGGCGATCTTTGACAGACTGCCAGAGGATGCCAAGGAACGCTTTGGTCAGGCAGCATCTGTCGGTCAGGTTGTGGACGCGACTAACGACATGGGCAACCCTGTCTCTCAGGCTGAGGCCAAGCAGATGGAAGCTGACGTGGATAGCAAGATCATGATGGCTGCGACTGGCGCAAAGGCTGTTGGCAATCTGCCCACTGCAATCAAAGAAATGATTGAGCGCATGAAGCGCAGCCAAGTAGACTGGCGCGATAAGATGCGCAGGTTTGTCGGTGGTGATCAGCCAGATGACTACAGCATGCGCAAACCTCAGCGCAAAATGTATCACATGAGCGGCATTGTTGCCCCATCCATTGAGAAGCTGGGCGCTGGTCATCTTGTTGCGCTGATCGATAGCAGCGGATCCGTTTCATCTAGCCGTGAGCTTCCCAGTTTCCTTGGAGAGATGAACGCGATCAGCCAAGATCTCAAACCCAAATCGATCACGGTCATCACCTTTGATGCAAGGGTTCAGACCGTTCGCAGATACGAACAGGGTGAAGAGATAGACACCATCGAATTGGGTGGGCGTGGCGGCACAATGGTGTCTCCCGCCTTCCAATATGTGGAAGACAAAGGCATTGAGGTAGACAACCTAGTAGTCTTCACTGACCTTTGCATCCATGACTTCCCAGACAAACCTGACTACCCAGTGCTTTGGGTTTCGTCTTGGGATCAAGCAAGCCCCGCACCTTGGGGGGAAACAACTTACATCCAAGCATAAGGAGAAGTAATGACAAACTGCGAGATCGATGCTCTACTTCAAGAAGAGGGCGTCGATCTTCGTCCACTGTGGTGGGCGATGACGTGTGAAGCCCTCGTCGATGACCGCTGGGAAGGCGGCATTGATGATCCGTTTTATTTAATTGTGAGAGATCCATGCAAAGACATATTGGGCCAGAGCAGAGAGCTTACATGAGATACCTAAGAAACGAGGTATCTAAATGGGAACGAGAAGCAAATCGGAGTGACCACCACCCGAATGCTCACAAGTATTTATGGGAAGCGCGAAAAGAATTGCGCGAGTATAGGCTATCGCTGGAAAGGCGAGGCTTCAGTGTGGAAAAAGTTCAATAGAACTAAAAGACGTGGAAGGACGTGAAACAAAATGTCTACTGTAATCTATGTAAAAAATAAAAACACTTTCGCAAAGAATAACTACTTTGCGATCAAGCGGATGAGCAAAGCTCTTGGTCTGTTCTTTAAGGCTCATGAGTTCTCAGACGAAAACATCAAAAACTTTGCTTACAACCCAAACCAATTCGAATGGAAGTCTTTTGATTATCCAGACGCACCAAGGGGTTTGAAAGAATTACCAATGGAAGACGCAAATTTTTGCGCAAGGTATGGAGCAAACTTGATCAGGCAAATAAGACGTTTGCGAAAAGTCCAAGGAGTAGATGATGCTCCTAAAACAATCATCCAAAAGTCAAAGGAAGCATCGTGCCTGTATGGAGAGAGTGCTTTAAAAGTATGCTTTCCTTCCATGCGTTGGCAAATTCGACCAGTGATGAGCGGCAACCTTTTTGTTGAAAAGGAGAGGCAAGACTACGGTCAGTATGATTGGGTGGTCAATGTTCCAATTACTTGGTACAGCACGATCAATCGTAAAGGCTTATCGATTGCCGTTGCTGGCGATGGCAATCGATTTATCATGGCTGTTAAGCCCCGTGATCTTTCTCGCCTGACCGACCAAGGCATATATGCTTATGAAGTTGTGGCAGTCAAAGCAAAAAACAAGAAGGCAGAGATGGAGACAGGTTGGTTAATGAGCTACCCCACTGGTAATGAGACTGATGTCCGCGCCTATCACAAAGAGTTTTCCAGATGCGAAAGCTTGCTTAGAAGACGCATTAGGGATACAGTTACAAAAGAACTCATGGGGTATTGATGGAAACTGAAGAGCTTGATGCTGATAAAATACTGGATATTATCCTTCGCTTGCCGCCATCAGCAAACAGAATGCAAGTGTGTGACTTGATTGTGAATGTCGTCATGGCATATCAAATGAAAGACGACTTCCCGCGCATAATGCTCAACATCGCAAATGCTTTAATGCAGATAGACGATGTTGAAGATATTTCGATCCACTAACCCGCTGACGTTTACTGGCGTCTGCCTCGCGGGTTGGTGTGAAACTAGCAGGGAAGAGGAGAAATCTTCCCTGCCTTTTTTAAAAGAAAAGGGTCACCCGAAGGTGACCCAGTCAAGAGTGGAGAAGATGTGTAAACCAATATCCTCACACAAGACCTAGCACTCTATATGTAGTAGGTCAAATCGTTTCGAACATCTTATCTGCTAAGTTGCTAATAAGACGCAGTGTCTCTCTTGAGTTAAGCTCAACCACTGCAACCTCATTCCCCCCTACAAATACATGCAGTACAGGACCCGTCTCGCCTTCTCTGACGATCACAAATTTATTGTCCGAAGATTTGGTCAAAGTCTATATCAACTTCTGTGTATGGAGTTGGCGCATCCAGTATCGGATCTGGTATGTGCTTCTTGTATGTTGACGTTGGCACGTCAAAGGCAAGATCGGTATTGCCCTGCTTTCCAACCCAAGAGAAACGACATTTCCATATGTGGATTTCTGAAACACGAGAACGCGCAGGGTCTGGTCTGTGAACTGTCAGACCCACGTCAGCCTTGGCGAACCAAGCTGCACTGCCTGAGATATCATACCCCTTGGGAGCAGGTACATTTCCTGACTGGTCCCGCATCATCTTTGCTGGATGAGCTACGAACCAAAGGTGAATTCCATGTGCCTGAGCAAACACGCGCAACCTTGTCAGAATATCAGAAACCCATTCAGTTTCGCTGACATCCCGCCCCTTCTGGATGTAGTTGTATGGGTCAATGATGGCACCTCGAACCCCGTGCCGCATGACTGCAACCTTCAATCTTTCAATGATGCTTTCGATAGAAGACATCGAACCGTCTGCCTGATAGAGAAAAGAAAAGTGCGATTGAACAAATTCCTTTCCGCGATTCAGCTCCTCTTGGGTTATTCTATCTGTTGCACCTTCGAAGAAAGGCTTACGAATATACTTGCTGATCAGCTTGGCAATATGAAGACGCGGTTCATTTTCAAAAGAACAGATTGCAAACTTCCAATCTTTTTCTTGTGCCATGTTGACCATAATCTGATCAATGAATTCCGACTTACCTGATGATGGATGACCCGTCACCACGGTAAGCTGACCAGTGACAATGGTGTATAACTCATCGACGTTATCGTATCCCGTACTCTCGCCACGTCCCATTCCTTTTTCGTAGATCTCATCGATCTGATCATAGAAATGAGACGCATCATATAGACCAGCGACAGGCCACGGCTTGGCGGCAACCACGATATCATCAATGCCATCCTTGCCAGAGTTCAACAAGACATCGTTGGCATCCTTGCACCCCTCTGGGTACTCTATCTTGAAGCATCGATCCTTTCCGATACGACGAGCGATCTCTTCAGCGGTTGCCTGTCCCGCTGCGTCCGCATCCATAGCGATGATGATACGACTGGCGGCATCGATTTTCTTCTTTGCTGCCCATAAGTATTTGAATTTATTATCTTCCTTTGGATCGATGTTTCCATCGACAACCTTCATGACTGCCCCGTTTGGGATTGACACAACGCTTTCGTAACCCGTTTCCATAAACGCAAGAGCATCCATCTCGCCCTCGCATATGATTAGATCATCGTCCCGCTGGACGTTTTGCAAATTAAAAAAAGTTTGAGGTGCGCCATTGCACTTGAACCCTTTGCTCTCAATGGACCGCACCTTGTATGCATATTCTTGACCCTCGTTTGTGTACGGAAACATGATGCATTCTGTTTCCTTGTTGAGTGCCTGTATCCAAGATGAAGTTGAAACAAGTTTAGCTTTCTTGGCAGTCTCTTCACTGATCCCACGGCTACTCAGCCATGCCAGTGCCGCATCTGTAAGCGGGGATTTGTTTACGTTCTTTGCAACGGACATTGGTTCCACTCTATTTGTTTTTGTAAAGCCATCACTCAAAGGAACAATGCCCTGCTGATTACAGTGCCAGCACTGAAACAGTATCTTGTCTTGTTCTATTTTGAGAGAAAGCGTTTTATCGGTTTTGTTTTTGCGGCTGGGACTACAGCTTGGGCATTTTATTTTGTATTGACCTTGCCCTAATCTGTATGCCTCGCCACGAACTTGCTGTTCGATTTGCACGGCTATCTCCTACTCTATTCGAGCATCATAGGGGATACGAATAGCGTCCGTCAATCTACGATTTTTTTGCTGCCTAATAATATAATATATATATATATACTTAGACTACCGATATGTAATATCGTCTACCGTAACGTCTTCCGATAATAAATACTGTGGAATATTTTTTATATTACACGAGCGAACTCTAATTATTGACCGTGGATTTTCTTTGTCTAAACCCCAGTAAATAAATTTTTGTTTTACCTGCCTATCGTTTTTGTAGATGCGGTTCTGCATGCAATCTAGGATCAGGCTTTCGTCCAAGTCTGGGCGGCGGGATGCATAGTAAATCATCATCTCAACTATGACATCATCTGTTGTCGGCACTTTCAAAGTGGGGCATTGCGCCTCAAAGAAACTCACATAGTCCCGTGCTTTCTGGGACTTGATCAAGGCTGGTCTGCCTTTTATCATGACCATCTTACGTGAATTTGCTTTCGACGCAGGTTCACCATACACCGTAAACGTAACATCAAATGCAGCCATATCTTCCCCCAAATAATCCCATTTGACTTTATGTTCCTTATGTGATTTAACTACATACGAGTGGAGAAAACAATGAAAATAACTAACAACTATAACCTGCCTGATGCGTTCTTGAATTTTGCAAGAGACGATAAGTATTCGAAGGGCAAAGCTGACATCAGCATTACAACATTGATCGACGCACCACGGGTGCGGTTGATGAAAGACTTACACGCTGACAAAATGGAGAAGGATGTTGTTGACATGATCTGGCCTCTGTTTGGTACAGCGGTCCATCATATTCTTGAGAGCGCCGACGATCCTAATAACGTGCAGGTAGAGGAACGTCTCTATGCGGACGTTGCGAACTGGACTATCTCTGGTGCGCTTGACCATCAAGAGGTTCTTGAGGATGGCACTGTGCAAATCACTGACTACAAGGTTACGTCTGCTTGGTCAGTAATCCTTGGCAAGGTTGAGTGGGAGCGCCAGCAAAACTGCTACGCTTGGCTCGTTGAGAATTCCAAGGAAGGTGCGAACCGTGGCAAGACTGTAAGCAAGCTGCGCATCTGCGCTATCCTCAGAGACTGGCAAAGACGCAAGGCAGAATTCGATCCTGAGTATCCTCAGTCACCAGTGGTGATTGTTGATCTGCCCCTGTGGAGCAAAGACGAGCGAGAGGATTACATTCAAGAGCGCATTGATGCCCACCAAGAAGCGCAGATGTTTAGCGATCTGTATGATCAGTTTCCTGTATGCTCTCCAGAAGATCAGTGGGCGAAGCCTGATACGTGGGCCGTTAAGAAGAAGGGCCAGAAAAGAGCGATGAAGGTTCATCAGTCTGAAGACGAGGCTGTTAGACATGCGAATGCAAACACTGCGCTCAAGGGAAATTGTGAGATTGAATATCGCAAGGGTGAGAAGACCCGCTGCGAAGGAAACTACTGCGGAGTGGCAGAGTTTTGTGATCAATTTAAAGGATGGAAGAATGCCAACTAAAAAGAAAATGAGAGCGGTGATTTGTATTGACTTGGAGATACAAGCTGAAGGCTTGAAGCATTTAGTTTCTATTGAAGATCAGTTAGAAGATGCTGCTGATTACTTTTTGCGTAAACAAGATACAACAAAAGTGAAGGTCATCCAAAAACAAGCCGCGCTTGGTGACAGAAGAACATCTAGAGTTTACGGAGATAAAAGTGGCCCGATCCATGAGATGGTTTGGAAACATGGGGGAGAGAAAGAGCCAAGGGCTAAAAGAAAGAAGGGAGCTAAAAGCTCCCCCCCTCACTCACCAACTGTAAAGGAAAACCAAGTGACCATAACTCAGTAATCATTAACAATTAGTTTACAGTAAAAAAGTAAAAAAGCAAGTGGAGAAAGTAATGTCAGTATGGAAAACACTGTCCTCAATTAATGTGAATGACAAAAAGCAAGAGAAGATGGGATTGAGTTACCTGTCTTGGGCTTGGGCTTGGGGCGAGGTAAAGTCTAAGTACCCGACTGCGTCATACACAGTTCATGATGACATCATCTATCCCGATAGCACCGTTGAGGTGCGGGTCACCGTGACTGTAGAAGATCAGGATCACATGATGTGGTTGCCAGTCATGGACAACAGAAACAATGCTATCTCTGGACCGACATCACGTCAAATTAGTGATGCCAGAATGCGCTGCTTTGCCAAGGCTATCGCCATGCATGGCTTGGGCCACTACATTTATGCGGGTGAGGATATCCCTCAGAGCAACGGAGAGGCCCCGCAGAGTGAGGGAAAGGAAAATCCTAAGCCTACCCCCCAGAAAAAAGAAAAGGCTCCTGAGCCGCCCTCTGAGGAAAAAGTTCAATTGAACAAAGATGAGAAACTCTTGGGCTACATGAAGAACACTGGTGCCTACAAGGAAGCGGATCGTGAACCTCGTGCTGTTTACGACTGGGATAGCTGGGCAACACTGGCGATAGCATGGATTAATACCATCAAGTCCGAAAAGACTTTGAACGGTTTTTATCTTGCTAATAAAGAGATGTTTGAACGCGCAAAGGAAGAAGCGTTTTCAAAGTATGAAGAGGTTGGGCAGGTGATCTCAGCCAAGAAGGCAGAACTAAAGGAGAAAAAGTAATGTCAGAATATCCCGCATCAGGCATCCTGTTTCAGAACGACAGGAAACAAAATGATCGTCAGCCAGATTACACTGGCAACATCGAACTCAATAGTGAAACGGTGACAGACTTATGGAACCAATTACAGGAAGGGGTGAAGAACCCGAAGGCCAATCTCGTTGGGTGGAGAAAGACATCCAAGGGTGGCAGACCATTTCTGTCCTTGCGCGGCGACTTGTTGAGAGAGCGCAAGGAAAAGAGCGGATACCAAGCACCGTCTGGGTATCAAAACAACAACGGATATCGACCCAGTCAAAGTTCTCAAGACTTAGACGATGAGATACCGTTTTAATTTTTTTGTTAGGAGTGGAAAATGCAACAGCATCAAATCGAAAAGATCAAAGTAAACAAGTTTCTCATGACCCCAGAAAAGGCGAGTGAACTTCTTAATAAAAACACAAGAAATAGAAAGGCATCTAAACGTGTTGTGAGCCTTTATCACACAGACATGTTGCAAGATAACTTTCATCTGAATGGTTCAACAATATGTGTAGCAGAAAATGGTGTGCTGATTGACGGTCAACAACGTCTGATGGCATGCGAGAGAGCTAAAAAACCTTTCTGGACGATACTTGTGGAAGACCTTCCAGAAGAAGCAATCCTATCAATTGATAGCGGAAAAAAACGCACATACTCTGATAGGCTTAAAATAAGAGGCTACGATAATGCAGGTCCTCTTGCGCATACTGTGAAGATGGTTGCATTGATTGCCAACAAAACGGCAAAGGATCACGGATATACCGTACATCAACTTGATGGTGTTTTGGCAGCTAATCCAGACTTGGTTGAGAGCGTGTGTTTTTGTAGGAAAACTTACTACAAAGCTGACGCATTATTAGGTGCAATACACTACATTGCTTCTAAAACTGGATACGCTGATCAAGGAAATGAATTCATTAGAACATGGCGAGATGGTCAAATGAATTATCCAAATGACCCAGTTGTTTATATCAGAGAAAAATTAAACAACGATGAGCGCCATAAGGACAAGATGACTACAATTACAAGGATGAAATACATCATGTTGTCTTGGCACAAGTTTAAAAATTCCAGTGAAATGACTAAAGCCTACCTTCCTTCTGATGGCTTTTACATGGACGACTGGGATACCCGTAACTGTAGGCCAAAATGATCAATGGATATACAAGTCGTGCCAGCAGTAGAAAGTGATTTGCCTTACATCGATCATCTGCAACGGAAGAACGCAGAGGACTTAGCGTTTTATCCAAGGCAGGTATTCGAGCGTGAGATATTAAATCACAGAATACTTCTGGCTCGTGTCAACAATGATCCCGCTGGCTACATCTATCATGGTTCCCTTGGGCAGCAGGTGAAGATACATCAGGCTTGTATTGAATATGATCTGCGAGGTCAGTTATACGGTGCCGCTCTAATCAGGCACCTGATTGACCTCGTGTCCGCATCCAACGGATTGTCAATTAGCTTGCGTTGCGGCTCTGATATTGCAGCAAATGGTTTCTGGAAAGCTATGGGCTTCTACTGTCAGGGCGTAACGGCAGGTGGAATACGCCGCATGAGAGACATCAACAACTGGCGCTACGATCTACAGCCTCAACTGTTTGTCACTCAAACGGATCCATCCGACAAAAAGAAATCGGCTGCGTTGTGGCGTAAGTACAAGGACGAAAATCCTATCAACAGCTTTAAGAGAGGTAAGGCTCTTACTGATCACAGAAAAATGATTGAGGATAAAGATGCTGACGAGAAAGTGGCGAGGCTTTCGCTTCCCAAAGCAAGACAGGATTAGGCGGGAGAGATATTTGAAAACTTTGCGGGGGTCACCCTGCTTAGTGTGTAGTCGTGGCGCAGAGGCGCACCACCTGCAGCATGTGGGGGAACGTGGTGTAGGTATGAGGTCGGGAGATAACTGGGCTGTACCTCTGTGTCACGATTGCCATATGGACCTGCACCGTTTTGGTGATGAGCGCACATGGTGGGATCTTATGGGGGTAGATGCCAAAGCATGGGCTGAAAGAAATTGGGAGAGATACAGTGAACTTTAATGGAAAGCTCTTAAAGAAGATCCGCGAACAAAAAGGCTTAATTCAAACAGAAATATGTGACGCCATAAACTTACATCAATCTCTTTATTCTAAGTACGAGAGAGGCGTAATAAAAGAGCCACCTGCAACAGCAATCAAAGACATTGCTGATTACTTAGGTGTGCCTTACGAAAGTTTCTTTGGTGAATTCGATGAGCCTGTGTTGATCAATCAAACATCAGGCATTCCAGAACGCATTGACGTTCATGTTCATGTAAAAATTGATTGGGGTTTTTAAGATGAGTAGCATAAGAGATGCAGCTATGGGCTTTGAAGCTGTGAAGGTATCCATGTCTCAAGATAGAAATGGAATTATCCTTCGACTCAACGTCCATCCAAACGACTGCCCACAAGAGCTTCACACTGACTGGGTGGGAACAAGATACATGGTGGCTATGGTTCGACTTAACGATCAGGATGAACCAGAGACACGGGAAGAACATCAGCGAATAGAAAGGCTGATTGCATCGGCAGGGCTTCTGTGCCGTAACCCAGAATTCGGAGAGTACCTCTGGTCTTGTGGGTTGATGGATGAAGAAGACCCTTTCAAAATTGAAGGCGCAGCGGTGAAGGCTGTAAGAGAATACTGTGGCATCACATCACGGTCAGAGTTTAGAGATAATCCTGATGCCAGAAGTAAGTTCGAAACACTAAGAGAGGACTTTAGGCAATGGAAGAAAAACTCCTAGATACAAACGATCTGTCTGTGATGCTGTCGCTTCACTTAAAGACTGTTCAAAAAATGTTGCGGGAAGAGAATGATTTCCCGAAACCAATCATGATTACACCACACACACGGCGGTGGAAAAGATCAGAAATAATTGAGTGGATAAACAGTAGACATGATAGTAAAGTTAAGTCCTAAAGAAATGTCTAACTGCAAGCAAGCAGCTACCTTTAGGTGGCAGCTTGCTAGGGCATGTGGTGTTGCAAACCAAAGGAGAGATCAGGGTCGGAATGATAACGATCTTGATCTGCTTGGTATACAGGCGGAAGTTTGCGTTGCTAAAGTGTTCGACATAGAACACAACCCATTTCAATTAGGTGTAGATAGTGGCGAAGATATGTGGCTTGGTGATTTATCTATTGATGTTAAGTCAACATTTTATCCAAGAGGTAAGTTGCTTTTCAAAAACATGGAGTCATTTAAAGCAGACTGCTCCGTACTTGTCTGTAAGCAAGAAGAAGACACCTTTCGTGTAGCGGGTTACTGTTCTCAAAAGACATTCAGTAAACTAAGCAAACCTATGGACTTAGGTCATGGGGTGGGCATGGTTTTAGATCAGGATGAACTAAGCCCAATTGAGAAACTTTGGGCTTACTACACTTTCAGAAGACTTAAAAAGTTCAATTGAACTTTATCGATAGTCCTTCATGATCATATTGCCACGAGCGTATAGCATCTGCTTTTGCTCATCCAACCTATCAAGAATTAACTGACGCTGACTGTCAGGAAGGTTTACATTATCACGGATAGCGTTCTGCTGCCGTGATATTTTTTTGATGGCATTGTTGATTGCTTTGATGCGAGGCAGAAGAGCAATCTCTTCAGAATACTTTTCTCTTGCCCTCATAAACCTTTCACGGTCACCTGCTTCTTGTGCCGCCTTGATCTCCTGACCTACGTTCAAGATACGATCACGCTTCTCCACAAACATGCCAATGTTTTCACGCTCTGACACAGTGCCGATTGCCTTACGAACAAAAGGTATCTCGCGGACCAAGTCTTCGTTGAAGCCATCGGTGTACACACGAGCAGGTAATTCGGCTGTTCTTTGGACGAACCGCCCGATACCACCTGTCAGATATTCAAACCAGTAGTCCATGATCTCTGGGTTCCAATCAACGAAACCAGACATCTCAGTGGTGCCGCCAGTCAGAGCATTTAAGTTGTTTGTAATCCAACGCGCTGAAGGGCTGACACTATTGAAGTAACGCTGGCTATCGGGGGACTGATCTCCTGGATACTGCTGCTTGTATATCGGAACTCCAGCGTAGTTTTCGTTACGCATGATTTCAACGAAGGGATCGAACACAGTTGGCGCTGCAAAGTTGATAAGGTTCTCTGTGCCGCCCAGTGGATTGAGAGCATCCACCGCAGTCATGATGATTGAGTTGGCACCTTCTGACGCAGAGTATTCTCCGCGTAATGTGCGATTGAATGCGCGACCAGCATTGACTGCCATGTTCAAACCGTATGGCATTGGTATCGCAAGATATTGACGATCAGTTCCCATACCAAATGTCGGAAGGATCAAGTTATGCTCAAGAATGTAATCGGGTATCTTGTCGTAGACTAAGATCTCATCATCATCTTCTTCAGAAAATGTTGAGTTAAGAAGGTCTTGCATTACACCAGCAACAACCAAAGCACCCCATAATCTGCGAACCTTTGGTGATCTTAGGAACGCATTGAAAAGCGCAAATGAACCTTGGATGGATGCGTTATAGAACAAGTACATTGAGTTCATCAGTGTCTTGTATTCGCCACCCTTACCAAAGTTTACAGTCACATTACGTGCAGCTTGTGCCGCTCTCTCAGGCGAGAAGCCTTTGTCCTTTAGACCTTTGTAAACAGCAACACGCACGGCGTTTTCAGCCACAGTGTTGTAGTCTTCTAAGAACTTGAGAAGAGACTTAACTCTCTCCCCTGCAAAACTGTTCTTCATCTTGTTGAACTTGCCACGCGCACCATCCTCAGCGATGTCGCCCAGTAAGTTGCTAATGTTTGCCATCTGATCGGCAACACTGTTCATTGGGTTTGCAGAATTCTGACCACCATCACGGACGAAGTCAGCGTATATCTTTGCCCACTCACTATCCTTGTCACCATTTCTGATGGCTCTCTTGATGCCACCAAATGCGCTTCTGTAGTCCTTGGCAATACTCTTCACCATGCCATCAGCATCAAACTGCTGCACGTTTATACCTGCAGTCTGGATGTCACGGACGATGTTAGTGATAAAAAATTCTGGGTTGTACGAGGTGTTAATGTTTGACAGGTATCTGTTAAGCTTACCCAAAGATCTAGTGATAGCTCCAAGTGAGCTAGATCCTGTTCCATCACTACCCTTCAAGGAGTTGGCGAGACGTATGTCACTGATCTCAACATAAACATCTTTACCATTTTCTTTAGCAACAAAAATGTGTGGGTCTTGAGCCGCCATAAAGTCTGTAAATTCTCTTACCTTACCTGATGTATCCTCTCTTCGTATTGTTGGCATGCGATCTAGGATCCGACCAAAGCCACGGGTTTTGTCTGGGTTTGCGCGTAGCAATTCAATGAATGCCTGACCAACCTTGTTGCGTTCTCCGCGAACAACAGAGTTCTGGTTCTGATTAATCACAGTTGCAAGGATATCTGTGGCATAGTCAAAACGACCTAGCGCACGACGATCTTCCCTACCACGTACACCAAACGGCGCACCGCTGGCTGGGCGGGTAAAGTCCATTTCGCCCTCAAGCATATCCACCTTGCCACGCAGAGGCACGTATGAATTAAAGTTTGTATCAGTGCGCAATTCCTCTGGTATCAAACCATAATCAGCACGGCTCTGGTTTGTATTTGCAACAATACTTCTGACCCCTTGCTGAACTCTCTGCAGAGCAGCCACACTTGGCGCGTCCAACGTGGCAACCCACGCTAGGATTGAATCAGCTTCCATGTCTGACATGCCTGAGCCAGAGGTGTTATCTGGATCTTTTTTTCTGATGAATGCGTTACGTTCCTTAGCGTGTGTCGCGTAAAGAACAGCATCAACTACTGCAAGTTTTTTGCTTGGGTAACTAGCAAGAGCTTTCTTAACAAACCCATCACCCGTCTCTGACGCCTTGTCTGAAATAGCTTTTAGCTGATCGATCTTACCCTGAGAAATGTTAACACCTTTAACTGCATCCACAGCATCTTTGTAGATTGTCTTCTCACGGCTTTCGATCTCTGCGCCTACACGACCATGATACAATTCTTCTTGCAGATAAGGATCAAACGCATCTGTAATTGTAGCGTCCTTCTTTTGAAGCTCTTGCATCATACGTCCCACGGGAAGCATGTCGTCTTGGAACCTGCGAATAATCCCATCCGCTGCAGTCTGTGCTTTTTCTTCTGGCACAAAAAATTTCAAACCCTTTGCCAAGAAGTCAGAGGTTCTAGCATATTCTAAATTGTATTGCTTTTCGCCTATCTGTTCTGGAAGTCTGCTCATCAAGCGAGATTGACGAACAGGCGCAGTCTTCCGTGCTTTCTTCTCCAAGATCGGGAAGAATGTCTTTACATAAAATACATTTTTAGAAGGTGCATTTGGTAGATCACGACCCGACTGCAGCACAAGGCGCATGGGTGGTGCTTTAAACGCTAGGTTATTGCGCCACTCAAGAACGATAACACCCTGACTTGGATAGGAGATAACCGCATCACCATCCTCGTACCCTTGATCTTGCCAGCGGCGAAGGAGATCAAAGATGGCATTCTCAACACGCTTGTATTTAGAATTCTCCACCAGTTCCTTATCGTGGTTGCGTTGTTGTATGTGATACAATCCCTGACCAACCTCTACACCATTCTCGTATGTTTTGTGGGAACCTCTAGGCAAAACTATAGGACGTAGCTTGCCCGTTGTGTCATCCCTAAAGTACCCATAGACTGGATTGGGAGAGCCATCAGCCATGTTAACTGGTGCGCGTAATGGCATGAGTGCCTGAGCAGGGATGAGGCGAGAGAACCGTTGAGGTGGTAGCTCTGGATCAACTTCTGCTCCCGCAAGATCTGCTTCTGTTTGCTGTAGCTGTTCGGTTGTTAGCTGTTCCTGTGGGGCCATAGACCCATCAAGAAGTGTTAGCTCTCTTGGAGCGAAGAAGTTTCCTTCTTCTGGCCCTCTTTGTATCGCATCAATCTCTCTGCCAATTTCAGAATCTCTGTCGAGTTGAGATTCGACACTACGGATTCTTCCTCGTTCTGCATCGGGGAGTGTGGCTTCGATTTTGTCATCGCTTACACCTTTGTTTTTAAGGATGGCTATTGCACCATCTGCATAATCATTGTCATCACCACGACCTTTGCGCACACCACCAGCTTCAAAGATGCGCTTCTCTGCGTACCACATGAGGGCTTGGAAGTCTGCGTTGGTTAGATCCACACCAATCTGGTTGCTTTGACGCAGTATTTCTCTAGCACGATTAGCAGCAGCCCTCATGGCTGAACGCTCACGGGCATTACGTGGATCTTCCTGAAGCTGAGGCTTTAGTTTACCTGCTAAATTTTTAGCAGCCAGTGCTAAGTCTGTGGATTTAGGACGTGCATCTTGAGCAATCTTCTTAACTTTTTCCGCGTCACGCCCAGTGATTACACCGTCTGATGTGACAAGAAAGTTATATTGATCAGCAAGATCATCAAGCTTGTCGTTGAATGCTTTGTTGTAGAAGTTTTTGTCCCAAACTTTTTGTACTTCTGGGGCAATAAGTTCAATATCACTTTTCTCTATAGTGGTGATTCCCAAAGCTTCGACAGTATCCACCAAAAGCTTTTGGTCCATTTCCGTCAAGCTATCTGGATTTGATATTAGGTTCCAAAGCTTTTCTTTGTTTTCCTGTACAAGTTCTTCACGATAGTTAACTGTTGGGTTGCCAGTGATACGGTTGACAAAGCGCATCCACCAGCGATCCATTGTTAGAGGATCAAAGTTGCCACGTAAGTTTTGATAGAAACCATTTCCAATCTTAGGTCCAATCACATAGGCAACGCCAACGATTTCATCGGCAAGTTCTTTTCCATCTATTGTAAATGGTAAATCTTTGACACGATCTACACCGAATACTTCTGTCATCAGTGCCGCAAGATCACCCTTACGCATCTGCGTTGTAAGCAGATCGTTAATCTGATTAGAGTTATAACCAAGATCCACAAGAGCATTCCAAAACTCCCACGCCTTAATCATGGACTTGCCTTGCGCCCCAGAAGCTGAGAGCGGGAACTTACCGTCTTGGTTGTTTTTCCATGCGTCATACTGGCGAGATGCCAGTAGGTAGTTGTCAATTACAGACAAACCATTTGAGGTAACTGCTGTTGCATAGTCAAATGCATGCTCAGACGCTGGATCATACATTGAATTCTCTGTGCCATCAGGACGCAGTGGTGATACCTCTGGGTACACAGGGAACAGAATTTGTTTTGCCAGCTTCAGCTTGGCATCATACCAACCAATCGCATCGCTACTGGACAGAAGCGCAGCCTCTGCTTCTGCAGCCATGATGCGAGCGACCTCTTCGCGGTCTTGCTCTGAGTTGACGATGTCATATGTACGTGTGCCGCGAAGCTCAAGAAGCTTGTTGGCAAAGCTTACAAGGGTTTCGGAACCCTGCTTGTTTTTAAACTTAGGTTGTCCAGTGTTCGGGTCTAAATAATCCAGAACACTAGCAGCACGTTGCTCAGGAGAGAGGGGTAAGGTTAGACGTGATTGTCTAAAGCCCTCTACTCCTCTAGTAAGCTGTTCTCTTTGGCTGGCGTTACGGTTATTCCTTGCTTCCGCAAAGCGGCGACCAACCTCTGCAAGGTTTCTTTGGTATCCGATTGCGGTGTCACCTCTGTAAGCACCACTCTCTTGGAGTTGTCTGATTCCTTCATTGGTCCTGATCTCCTCAAAGTTATTCAGATCAAAGATTGCCAGTTGATCTGCAGCCTCAGCGATGTACAGCGCCTCTTCTGCAGTCGGCAGTATCAAAGTGTTGTCTAAGAAATATTGCTGAGAGTCTGTGTCGAACCAACCACCAAGGTAAACTGGCTTATTGACAGCCCTCGAAATATCCTTATTATCCTCAATATAACCTAATAGTACCTCCTCTGGCAAGGTCTCTCCGACAATTATTTCGGCTTCTTTGAGGGGGGCAACAACGAAACCACCAGACGCAGGTTCCATGGAGACAGGATCAATAGTAAATCCATCAGGATTATTTCTGATAAAGTCTTGTAAACCTGATACACTAGGGGAGCGAGACAGCCTTGAGAACTTAACTTGCTGTTCAACAGGCAAATCTGTAACATAGTCATCGGAGGTAGATAAGATGGCAGAACCTTTTGCACTCATAGAAGATGGCTCTTCACGGGCGCTTATATTCAAGGCTGATGGATCTACATCAGTGCGTACTTCTGAAGGCGTTGTAATGCCAGCCTCTGCCGTTGCGGCAGAAGAGATCCCAACACCAGATGACCTACGTGCATTCCGCGCAGCCTCAAGCAGTGAACTCTCTGCTCTTCTCCAAGATGCTTCTGCATCCTGACGTGTAGTGTTCATTCGATCTAGCGCAGCTTGGAAAGCCTCATCATAGTTTCTATAACTACGAGCGATGGCAGCAAAGTAAGCATCACGCTGCGCTGACAATTCCTCTTGTGTCTTGTTGCGCCATTCCTCAAAGATCAAATGACCACGAGCTTTCTTCTCAACTTCAAGCTCTCTCAGCGGCAGATACCATTCGACAAGCTGCCCATTCGGCATACGTAAATCAAAAGCAATAATACGCCAGCCCCATTCCTTTGGCTCAAACAACTTGTTGGTATCTATTTTGACCAGAGATATCCCATCAGCAAGTAACTCATTGAAGATTGCAGGGACTGCACGGAAGTCATCAATCACTGTCTTAAAGCGATAACTATCACGGATGTGGGAAACATCATGCCAAGGTTTCTTAGCCAGTATTGATGGGCGACGAGCTTTCTGCGTAACCTTTGACAGGTCTTTGGCGTTGTCGCCTGACTTAGTGCCGTACCTTTCATCAATCCGTCTGATCAGTTGCTTAACCAGTGGGCGGTTCTGATTTGTCATGCGCTGTATTTCAGCGCGGATTTGATCATTCGGTGCCGCAACATTCAGTGGCATTCTAATGTTTTGTTCGGGTGTTGTTTCTTCCTCTGTTGCCGCTAGTCGTGACTGACGCGAAGACGTTGGTTCTGTCTGCTCTTGTGCAGCAATGCCACGTTCGCGCTGCCCAATATTTCCAACAACAATATCATCGAAGATGGATTGCACATCCGTAAAGCCATTAGCTTTCGCACCGCCAATAATAGCTTTGAAGAAGTTTTTAATCTTATTAAACAAGCTTACTGGCTTGCCCTTCATGCTCAATCGACCAGCGTTATAATCACGGAACATTTCTGCAACGGCTTCTTCAGCCTGTATTTCTGCGCCCATATCCCCATACATGCGCTTGGCACGATCTAGGTATGAATACTTTCTTTGCTGCTTCTCACCGCTCTTGATCTTTGTATACCGCATTTTAGCTGCAGCATCAGTGAGTGTTTTCCACTCAGCGGGGGTAATAACATTCATCTCTTTCAGGGCGTGAGTTGTTTCGTGATCAAGAACTTCTCCAACACGATTAAACAATTCTGCTTCCGAAAGATTGGGGTCATACAAACCCATAGACAAACTCATCATGCGATTGGTTGGGTTGTAAGATCCCTCAATACCCGCACCGTCTGGAGCCTTTACTAACTGCTCCGCTTCCAACCTAACATCTTTCAACCCGTAGCCATCAAGGCGCTTTCGAATGGACTGAAACACCTTCTCCTGTTTAGCCGTAAGGGCTGGCGTATATACGGGTTTGTTCGATTGAACTTTTTCTTTCACCTGATCAGCAACACTACGCGCCTTTGCTGCTGCAACTTTACGCTCAATCTTCTGCGCTCTATTTAAATCAGGAGTGACTTTGGGAACGTAGGGCAAGCTTCCAACCTGCTGCAATCCTTGCTGCGCTTCATTCACAACGCTACTGTATTGCTTGTTCCTTTCCCCAAGTCTGGTGATTTCATAATTTATTGCGTTCTCAGTTGTACGTTTTCCTTGAAGGTCACGACCAAACTCTCTTACAGAATCCAGATCAAGTTTCAGGCTGTCTATAGTTTTATTATTTTTTTCTATTGCCTCATTGGCAATATCAATCTGACGACGATACGCCACATCTGGTGTCTTTAGTTGAGGCACTATGTTTTCAGTCGGCTGATACAAAGGTACAGCCCGAAGATCTCTTGTCGTTGTGGGTTGAGACTGAACGTATCCTCGTGTCTCTAGCTCTGCCATGATGTCACGAACCTGACTAACCTTAGTATCAGGCAGGTCTGTCTTTATAGCGCGTTGAATTCCAGTAACGCTAAGAGCCTTCTCCCTTGCGATGTCAGATTTAACTTGCTGAAGAACACGATCATACTGGGCTTTATTGTAGGTCTTGTTTTCAAACTCACTATCAGTTGTAACCTCAGATAAAGTAGCTGGGCTTTCTGATGTTGTCTGGGGGGATTCAGATTGTATGGCTGCTTCAGTCTGAGCCTCTGCTTGCTCCATCAACTGTTGTGAAATGTCTGATGCAAATCCAGTACGCTCACTGTCTTCAACAGCACTTTCTTGCAGATCCTCGTCAAGTTCTATTTCAGATGCAGACTTTGGCTTTTCGCTAAGGTAATCAATGGGTCCCGATATTGCAGCAACAGTACCAGCCGCAAGTATACCCTCACCAAAAGCTTGCCTTAGATTTATATCAAGGCCCTTGTCTGTTAAAGCAGTCTCGCCTGTTTGCTGAATAACAGACTGAACAGTTTCTGTGCCGCCTTCAGCAATAAGTTTTCTTAAAGTGCCTTGCAGACCAGGAGCAATTGCGTTTAGCGCACCAGATGCGCTTGCGCTTGAGATTGCACCCAACCAGTCATCTTTAGTGGGTATCTCCCTGCCATTGTTTCTTGCCCGTTGTTGAGCGATTGGTCCGACAAGCTGCACTGCCTCAAACAAAGCTGGGCCAGCCAGCGCACCAGCCAGCACACCCGCAGGGCTACCACCAGTAGCAACACCACCTATTGCCGCACCACCTGCCCTAGACAAAAGAGAGCCAGCGAATTGACCCGCTTGTTCTGCTACTGCCTCTGGAGCATACAAGAAGTTGTAGAAGCTACCGTCTTCATTTAGAAACTTTTCTGTGGCGCTTTCATAATTCTCTGGCATTTCAACAGCGCCGCTTAGAAAGTCTGCAGTTCTATCAAACCCAGTTAACCTTGCTGTTGTGGCAAAGTTTTCTAATGGTGCATCAATGGCATATGCAAAGCGATCTCCTAGCCTACTAAAAAATCCGCCCTCTTCTTCTTCCTCAATTGGCTGATTAAGAGAGGCAATGCCACCATACTGTGTCTCGTATTGCTGACGATAGGGTAGCTCTTGCTGATCCAAGATCTGAGAGATACGTGCAACTTCTTGCTCAGTAGGTGTATCACCTGCAATGGTAAATGAATACGGGTTCCCAGAGAATTGACCTACTTGTTGAATAACGCCCAAGAGTCATCTCCTTATTGTGAAGCTGTGCCTAAGCTGTATCCTACACTAGGTTGCTGCGCCGATCCACCTCTTACATCAAATGACTGGCTACCAATACTGCCAGTTCCGCGTAGAGCGTTACGATATGTGCCAAGCTCAATATCAGTTCTGAACAACTCTTGCTGCAAGCCCTTTATCTGACGTTCTTTTTCTGCTGGATCCATTATATTGGCTGGAGAGTTAAGGGCGTCAATGCGATCTTGAATGTCACCCTTGTACCTTCTCAAGTCGTCCATAAGGCTAATCATGTTGCTTGCAGTCAAACCCCCTTTACCAGAAGACCTTGCTTTCTGTGCGTCTATGCGTTGCTGCAAAGTCAGAAGATCAAGGACATCTTTATCGTACTGATCTTTTCCTTTCTTCAATGCACCAAGACCAACAAGACCAGCTTCTCCTATGGCACCCCCTAGAGTTGGTGCATCAGATGCCATCAATGCCATACCCGCTTGAGCAAGAGCCATCCACTTGTCGCTCTGGGCGCTCTTCTCTTTCTCTTCAAGCATCTTAGCTATGCGGCCTTCTATGCCACCAAGAGATGACGTTGCGCTTGCCTTCTGACCACCAGTCACCTTGTTCCCAGCGGGGTTGGTGGATGTGTCATCTGTTAGCTTTCCGAATGACAAAGCACCTTCTGATGCCGCTCCCATTCCAAGCTGGAATCCTTCAGGAAGATCTTCTGGTATTGCCTGTCCCTTAAATACCTCGTTATCAACTTCATCAGTTCCACCAGATAGTAAATTATTAATAAACTCTGTAGTCGGAGAACGATCATAAGCTACAGGTGGGTTGTTGATTTCCAACATGCGGAAAAATTCGTCGCTTTTCCTTTGAGCGTTCATGTCTTGCTGGTCAAGAGATCTTAACGCATTGGCTTCTTGATCTACTCTATCTGCATTATATATATCATCTGACAGTTGTTGGATGACTTCTGGGGGTTCTTCTTGATATTTAGCGGTTTCGAGTGGATCACCACGTAAAAGATTACCGTATATCTCACTGGGTGGTGTAAATTGATCGCCTTGTAAGAACTGTAAAGCGCGAAGGTTTAAATCTTTACGAGCAACCTCTCGACCAGAAGAGCCTTCTGGAAAGTACAACCCAGTATGTGCAGCAAGATTTCCTTCCAGTATTCTTTTTCTATACTTTTCATCTCCTTCAAGGTTAGCCTCATCTAACCTATCAGCTATAGCTATACTAGGGAAATCTCCACGGAAATCTTCCCCCTTCTCTGCTAAGAATTTATAAATATCATCTTGTCTTTCTTGTTCTTGCATATTTTGAATTGATTCCGTGCCGAAACCATCATCAACAACAGGTGGCATTAAACCAGGCAACGCACTACCTGAAGGGGTTTTAACTCCAAAATCTTTCCCATCTGACACTAACCCCAATGGATCAGAAGGCGGCAGTGGCAATTTGCCCTCAACGCTAGTGACTGGAATATCCAGCGCAGCAGTGTATTCCCCTGTTACTGGCCTTTCCCGCTGCTCCAATGCAGACGTGCCAAATATAGGATCATCGTCGCTATATCTACTTAGTGCAGTTCTGGAATCGACTCTTGCCTGTAATGCTCTTTCTGGCTGCGTTGCTTCTATTTCTTTTTGTTTTTCAGTTACAGCACGATTTGATGGGTCAGTAAACATGCTTTGCAGAAAATCAAAGCTACGTGGATCTTCAAGGGCATCAAGGCCATACGGCACATCTTGAGCAACATTTTGCATGTACTCTGCCATTTGTTCAACAATGCCCTGCTCAACTGCCGACCTGTATACATCAGGATAATTTGCTTTAAGGTTTGCAATAGCAGACATAGTGCCGCCAGAAATACCACCATCGAACATGCGAACAACGCCACCATCAGCCATCATTTGAGGTGCCTGTGTCGGTTGCATCTGTGGTCTCTGGTCCGCTCCAGTGTTTTGTGCAATTGAACTATTTGGGTTCATGGCCTGAGACATCTGCATGATACCCTCTTGCGGCACACCTGCAGCAGTTACGGCTTCTTCTGCAACTGTCTTCATGTTTGCAGCTTGCTGGCGCTGATACTCATCACGCATTCTTTTGCGGCGTTTAAGCTCACTAAGCACAAGAAACTGAGGTGCAAATCCTGTAGGGGCTTGCATCTCTTGCATCAGTCTTTGATCAGGAAGGTCTTTAAGAGCTTCTGTTTGCTCTATAATGTTCATTGCATACCTCCGTAACCATAACCGCCATAACCACCATATCCACCACCAAGACCTCTATACAATCCAAGCGCAGAAATTCCCGCACCCAATGCTTGTTGGATTGGATTGTAAGAAGCATACTGCGTTGTTGTCCTGTCCAGATTGCCAGTAGGTACACCACTTAGAAGGCCAGCGAAGCGTTCATACTGACTGATTGGATAGTCTTGTTGACGTAAGAAATCTTGATACGCTAGGTCTAGGCGAGCCTGATCTTCTCCGCGAATATCCCGACCAAGTGTTTCAAGTAATTGCGCACCCTGTATGTCAGTGCCACGAGCAAGTTCGCCAAGCCCAAGAAGACCACGACCTGCGCCCATTAAATCACCGTACAGTCCAGCGGTTCCGTATCTCTGAGCTTCTAATGCCGCCTGTATCCTTGCTTGCTCTGCTGCGTTTGCGCTCTGCACACGGGCTGCTTCGCTAACATCTATACCTTGTGTTCGAGCAAGCTCCGCTGCTTCTGCTGCTTGTATGCGAGCGGCTTCTTCAATGCTAATACCTTGGGTTCTAGCAAGTTCTGCAGCTTGGGCTGATTGGATACGACCTGCTTCCGAAGCATCAAGACCTTGCACCCTAGCCTGTTCTGCGGCGTTTGCTGCTTGGATTCGTGCGGCCTCATCCAAACTAATACCTTGTGTGCGAGCCAGTTCGGCAGCTTCTGCAGCTTGCGTTCTAGCTGCCTCGCTAACGTCAACACCTTGCGTTCTGGCAAGTTCAGCGGCTTCAGCGGCCTGTATTCTACGTGCCTCATCAATACTAATGCCTTGAGTTCTGGCAAGCTCCGCTGCTCTTGCTGCTTGTGTCCTTGCAGCTTCGCTAACATCAACGCCTTGGGTTCTAGCCAACTCTGAAGCTTCCGCTGCTTGAATCCGTGCAGCTTCGTCAAGACTAATCCCCTGCGTCCTAGCAAGTTCTGCCGCTCTTCCAGCCTGAGTACGAGCCATCTCAGCCGCTGTACCAGTTTGCGTTCTTCCTGTTTCACCAACATCAATGCCTTGAACTCGTGCCGCTTCTGCTGCACGGCGCTGATCAACGTCCATTTGTGCCGCACGATCAGACTCAAACATCTGCATTGCACGGTCAAACGCTGCCTGACTTCCAATTTGTTGTATATCACCCAATCTTTGATCTAGGTTCTGCTCTGCCATTCCTTGAGCAACAGCCTGACGTGATCCACCAAAGGCACCTGCCGTTACAGCCGCTGCATCTCTGCCAGCCTGACCCCTACCAAAGTCACGTATTGCTTCGCGCTTCTGAACATCCACAACATTTTGCATGTATGGGTCCATATAGTCTGACACTTCAGCGCCCGTAAACTGACGTGCTGGTCCAAAATCAAACTCTTTGCCTTGTGCTTTTGAAAATTCTGCTTGGGTGAAATCACTAAACGGATCGGCCTGACCCGCTTGGAATCCACCATAAGCTTCAACACTGCTCCTATCAAAATCAGAGAATGGATCAGCTTGTCTTTCTTGAAACCCGCCATATCCAGTAACTGAACTTCTATCAAATCTATTATACGGATCCGCAGAGCCAGCTTGAAAGCCTGTAAAAGCGGTAGCGGGACTTGCCGCAAAACCACTATAGGGATCCGCAGACCCAGCCTGAAACCCACTATATGGGTTAACACCTGTCGCAGAAAAATTAGATGCAGTAAAGCTGGGTGCGTTTAAAGCTAGATTACGAAGCCCAGCGATACCTTCATTTTGAGTGCCAACAGCCGTTGTCATCCCTGCCAGCGGACTTGTGGCTATGTTTCTGATCATATCCCGCGACTGAGTAATATCACCATAATCTGCGGATGACGTTAAGCGATCACCTTCGTATGGCACATAAGTGGACTTACCAGCTAAGTCACCATACTTGTCAGGGTCGTCTGGGTAATATGGCATGGTCGCTTCTTCAGCGCCTTTGAGAAGTCGCTTAAAATATGGGTCAACATACTCAGGCAGACCTGTCGAAACTACCTGTTGTTGCGGCGAACTACCTTTGCCCATTTTCTATCTCCATACGAAACGCAATGTACTCTGGATAAAACTTGTGCTTTCGCAAAGCCCGACCCCAAGCCTTTCTTCCATAGCCTTCTAAGTGCTGACAGTCATTCTGAATAGCAAAGTCTATAACCTTTTCCATTCCTATATCCAGCCATTCTTTCATTCGACTTCCACCTACCCAATCAAGTGCCATGCTTTTGCGTTGCGGGTACTTTATTATTCTGGTTGTGAATGCAGCTACAATCTTGTCTTCTTCAAACACAACCCAAAGAACGTAAGTGTCTTCCAATATCCCCTTTAAAACATCTATCATTTTCATTTTACCGATAGCTGTTTCGACACTTTCCTTCAGTACCTTTTCAACGTCCTTCCATATATACTTGACTGTTTCCTTTGGAACAGCACTTACCTTCAATTACCCCACCATTTCTTTTAGCACCTCTGGCGCTCTTTCCTCTGCCTGATTTATCTTATCTAAAAACCCACCGCCATACGCTTTAGTTAACGCATCTGTTGTTGGCTCACGAAAAACGTATTCGCCTTCAGTAAGCAATACATCTTGTTGATTGTCTAGGGTTGCTGGAACCTTATCGTCTTCGCCAGAGCCATCACCAGGTCCACGCACGATTCCCTTTTCCCCCTCAGCAAAACGCTCAACCGTTTCATCAAACTCACCAGACTGAACAGACGAAACAAGATCACGCAGAGCCTCTTCACCATATGTCGCCAAGAATTTTCCTAAAATCATTTGAGCTTCAGACTCTTCCTTCAAGCCCTTGATTGCCATTATGGCCTCTAGGATAACTTCTTTTTCGTTCATCCCCTCAACTTCACCACCTTCAGCATAGCCTAGTGCGCTTCTAAAAACATTACTTGAAAGAGAAAGAGGAAGAGGACTAGATCTAGCGGCTTGAAGTTGAGCAACCTCACCACCTTCAAATGCAGCATTTGACCTTAAAATTTGCTCCAGTGGTTGCTCAAAGAGATTGTTATTAGGCTGAGGAAGGGGGCGGTGTGAACCGACATTTGGGCCAAAATTTGATATATAACTTGGCACTAGATTCGCAACACCAAGTGGTCCCTGGGTTGGTAACAACTGCCCTTGGAATATATCTGGACCAAACCTTTCTTTAGCCATTGTTTCGACTTCTTGGATAAAAGGTTTAACCTTTTGAGAAGACGCTTGCTGAAGGCTAG